AAGAAAAAGGTAAATTTTTATCCCAAAATATTTTAGGGAAAACTAAATCGAAATTTCAGTGATTTGTTACAAAGTTTAAAAAATAGCGTTAGAATGTGTGTGGGTATTATTTTATGTTTGCCCCCCCGTCAAAATGGGGTTAGGGGGTCGTAATTAGGTTGAAATTTGGATTACCAATCATTATTATAATTAAGATTGTAAAATTGTTGATTACATAGAGAAGGAACACAAACAAAAACGCCCCGAATAAATCGAGGCGTCTATTGCTACACAATCCCCGCTTTTATCTACTCACAAGCATCAACAAACCTATCACGATTAAATAACCCGTTATCCGCTTTGAACTCTGCACATAAATCAGTTATTAATGTATCTTTATTTAACTTCCTATTGTTGTTAAATGTGTTACTCTTAATTGCTTTCGCTATTAATCTATAATATTTTCTAGTAAGCATATTTAAGCCCTTTCATCATTTAAGTTAATATTAAGATTGTTCTTTATTCCATACGTTTCTTTTTCATTAATTATCTCTTGTAACTGCTCTAATTGGTCTAGTATTTTATCTGTTCCGCCAACTAATCCAAAGTAGTTCTTAACATCTTTTAAGCGCCATCTTTGGGTTGGTTTTATTCCCTTACTAAATAATTTAACTTGACCTTTACACACTGCTAAATTATAAAGCGCCATTTTATTACCTGCGTTTAACTCTTTTAAGAATTGGCAATTCTCGTTCATATTTACCATATTAACAACCTCCAAACGCGTCTGTATCAATCTCTAATTGGTCTGCTACATCTTCCCCGAATTTATTAGCAACCTCGCCAAGTATTAATCCTATCATATTATGGCCGTATTGACTACCTTGCAGTGCAAAAATTTCTTCTTCTGCTGTTTCAAGTGTTAAGTTTTTAAAGTCGAATTTTCTCATTTTTTACTCCTTTTGTTTTATTGTTTATGTAGTTTATTAATACCATTTATTTACTAATTTTTTAATTTGTTCTGCTTTATAACCAAATTTTACTAGCCTTATTTTGTAATCTTCTAAACTCATTTTAATGCCATATTTACAATTATAATTATGATTATTATTTAAACATTTACACACTTTAAGACCTCCCATCTATATAGTTTATTTCATTTATGTTATTAAAGAGTGTTTCCACCGCTTCAATTCTTTTATTAGTTTTTATTATTTTCTTGTAAATGCTATTTACTACGCTGGGAAGATTTCGAGTTTCTTCTTGTAAATCTTCAATTTTACGTTCCAATTGATTTAAAACCTCTGTAACGTCATCTAAATTATTTATTAACATTATCCAACCTCCCGTATTCATTTAATGTTATTAAATCGCCTATTGTCTCTACACCTTGTGCGGTGTTGTCCATTGCATGAATTGGTATTTCATCTATTTTGTAGTGCTTGAAATACTTAGTTATATTAAATAATTCATATAATGATATGTTGAACCATTTTATACCGCATTTACCCCCACCAATACTTCTTCTGTGAGCTACATCAATGCGAATATTTTTTTCGCCTTCTTCATTTTCTTTTATTATTGCAAATGTTGTAGACATTTTCACCTCTGTTTAATTATTGTTTCTATCTCTTTAATGCTTATAATTTACAAAAGTTCCATTATATTTATTATAATTATTATATTTATTATAATTATTATTGTTATTATCATTATATATATTTATATTCAATCGTTAGATATGATTAATAAATAAAGAAAATGAGAGGATAAGAAAATGAAAGATTCATTGCAAGAAATGAAAGAATTAAAAAAAATAGTTAATACATATTTAGACCATTGGGATTTCAAAGACGAATTGGAAAAGTCAATGATATGTTTTAAATATGTCGAAGAATATGGAGTAAAAGACATTCAAGCCTTTATACAATTTTGTAAAGATAGAGATATGGAAAATAAAATCACACCAACAATAGCTCACGACTTAAACGGAACATTCGATAATTTATTCTTACCAAAAACAAGCGGATATAATAAACGCACACAGAAAGGACAATAAAATGTCATTTAAACAATGGATAATTTGGGAAAATAAAGATACCAACGAGTGTACTAAACTAATCAAATCAAATGGTATATTATTTTTAATACAAATTGACGGAGAAGATATAAATGAAATAGTTTTAAATGGAACAGATATAGACAAAATAAATAAAATTGTGAAAGGACAATAAGATGAACAAGAAAAATAGATACGAATTAGCAGATTTAATATCAGAGGCTTGTGATGATTTAAACTACGATTGGAAAGAAATACAAAAAGGACATTACGACCTTGAAGACGCAATTCACCAAATAGCAGATAGTAATGTACCGATTTATTATTATGATATAGGAAGATATGCAGGAAATAATAGTTGGTTAATGACAGAAATCCCCGAAATAAATCCAGAAGGCAACGCACACGACCAAATTCAAGCAAATATATACCAAGCCATAGTTGATGGATTGCACGAGCATATAAGCGAAATTACAAAGACAGAAAAAGAGGAGGTGAAAAAATGAATAAGAACGATTTAGATAAATTAGTAAGGTGGGCGGTAGATAGTAATTTAAAACAATTTGCAGAAGATAGTTATGGAGTAACAGGAACCGCTTTTGATGTTGCAAACGGAGGAGATTATTTAGTAGATAAATTTAAGCAAATGCAAACAAATTTCATTATGTGGTTAGCAGGTTTAAGTGATGGAAACAGAACAAGATTAGCAAGAAATATAACGTTTAATATGACAGAAGAAGAACAAAGAAAAGAAATACACGATATTGGAGTTCAAGCAACAAAAATAATTATGTCAAACAACAAAAAAGGAGAAATAATATGAGCAATAAAAAAGAAAAGGTAATTATTGATGTATGGAATACAGAAGATGGCTACGAAATATCAAGAGTATATTTAGCTTATCAAAAAGTAGGGGTGCATACTCCACCAAACAATACTCACAGCGGAGGTTTTTTCTGTTATGATATAGAAGATTCTTATTTAAAAGATTGGGATATTGTAGAAGATTTTAGAAGTGAGCAATCTTAAATAATTATGGAGAGTAATATGACAATCGAAAGAACAATAAACGGGTATATAAAAGTTAGCGATATTGTGGACAATTATTTAGTATCGAGGCTTTATATAGGATATTCAAAAAGTACCGTAAAAAGACTATTTTTGAGCGAAATAAAGGCAAAAGGAGAATGAAATGGATAAGAAACAAATAAAATATAAATTATATAGTTATACAGATTTTTTACCTAACGAGGCATTAGGTAATGCAAGTAATTACTCAACAGAACAATTAATAAAATTTAGCGAGGATATTTTTGACCATTGGAATAAAACAAAGAAAGTTAAATCTTTAATAGAATTTCAAAGAATTGAAAGAGAATTAGTTAAAAGAGAAAATGACGATATTTTATTATGCCCTGTATATAATATTAACAACACAAAAGGAGAATGAAATGGGAATGGTCATACATGGATTAAAAGGAAAAGAATTCAGTAAGAGTAATTGGAATTGGAGACCTTTATGGAATTATTGCAGAGAGATTGCAGAAGATATAATTTCAGAAGAATTATGGGAATCTGGACATTATAATAATGGCGCAGGATTAAATGCAGATGATTCAAAAAAACTTGGAGAACGATTAATGAAATATATTGCAGATGGTAGAGCTATGCAATTTCAAGAGGATTATCAAAAAGATAGTGATTACCCTTTTGATGTAGAAATTGTCGAAGAATTTGCCCTATTTTGTATCGAAAGTGGAGGGTTTAAGATATGTTAATGGAAGATTATTATACAAAAGATGAGATTGCCCATATGTGTTGGTATTATGGGCAGTATTCAGACAATTTAACGTACAATATGAGAGCAAGATTAGTGGAAAGATTTGAGAATATGATTGATGATAAAATAACAGAAATAGAAAAGAAAAGGAGTTGAAATGAATGAGATAGATTTGTGGCATGAAGCTGAAAACTGCGAATATGCAGATGAGGGCAAACTTAAAAATATAGCATATGAACTATACAAGCTGTTTGATTGGAGTGATTATCCTACAGCAGAAGATGATTTTGATGAGATATACAACAGAATATGGGAAGGTGAAAAGTTAAATAATATAATCAAGGAGTTGAAATGATAAGATTAACAAAACAAATGAAGGAAGACATACGAAAGATTAAAGAGCAAGATTTGATAGTATGTCAAGATTGTGGTGAAACAGATATAGAAGAAAAAATATGGGTTGATACAAATAGTTATGTATCCATTGAAGGAGAGCCTTACTATAAATATGGTACAGATAGAGATGATAATCAATATTGGTGTAATAAATGCAATGATATGTGTCACCCACTACATATATCAGAATACAAAAAGGAGAACAAATGCACAAAATGAGCAAAGAATCAGCAACAACATTATTTAGCCTTCAAAAAAGGTTAGATAGAGCGAATAAAAAAATATCAATATATGAGAGTTACCTGGATAAGTTATTGAAAGGTAGTGAGACAATGTGTGAGCAATTAGATGAAACAGAAAGGGGTATAAATGCCTAATAGAAAAGCAAAACAGAGAAAACAAGAGAGAAAGGCGAAGAGCCTGGCGATTAAGAAGTGGAAAAGGGAACAAAAGAAACTAAGAAAGGGGAAATAATGGAAACGATACATGATGGGAATATTTATTATAATGTTCCCTGTAAAAATAATTGTGGAATACAATGGCTCACTACTGATGAGATAGAAATAGATAATGGGTATTGTAGTAATTGTGAAACAAAGGAGGAGAAAAAATGAGAATGAAAAGTTACTTACAAAACTTCTTGGAAGAATATGGATATGAGTTAGGATATACTGACCACGTGCTTCCAGCATTGGAGGATATAAGAATGGTAATGATAACGGGCATGCCTGTATGGAAATACAAAGGAATGTCTGAAAGAGAATATTATGGAGGTGGTAAATGATAGGCTGGATATCTGTAATAATTTTAGTTTTATTAATTGCAGAAACAATAAGAAAATAAACAAAAAGGAGTAAGAATGAAAACACAAGTAAAAGCAGTATGGGCAATATTAGCCATGACAACAATTTGGCTAACAATGAACAGCAGTAAAATAAACAATAATGCAGAAGAACAGCATAGAATAGATGAGGCTGTTAATCGTATGATACAAAACATGGAGCAAAAAGAGATAGATTTGGCGGCCAAAACTGATAATGTTACATTTGAACAAGCATTTGCTAAAGCAAGAGCAGAGTTTGGAGCTGGAGGTGTCTTTACTTGGAATGGGGCCACATATACTACCGACTATGAAGAAAAAGGAACATATATTTTTCCTTCAGATGATGTTATTGGTATGTGGGTGAGAAATTCTGATGATAATGATGATTACTGCGCAACAAACGATAGAGATGATTGTGGTGTATGTGGTGGCGATGGCCAGTCAGTATGGTATGCAGATAGAGATGGAGATGGATTAGGAGATGGTAATACAACAATGAAGAGCTGTGAACAGCCTTTATGGTCAAATAAATAAGAAAAGGAGATGGACATGAAAAAGTGTAACACAACAACATTATATTGTTTAGCAATGATGCTAACAACATGGTGTACCTGGAACTCAGTTAAAAGTGGAAACTTACTTACAAGTTTGAGTAATTTGGAAACTAATTATAACCTACTTGCAAGAGAAGTATCACATTCTATGGATAGATTAAATTCATTAGAAATAGCTGAACCAAAAGTGGTGGAGGTAATCAAAGAAGTAGAGGTTATCAGAGAAGTAGAGGTTATCAAAGAGGTCGAAGTTATTAAAGAAGCTAAAGACCTACTGGTTGATTAAATAACACATTAAATAACACAATATGAGCAGGGGTTTCGGCTCCTGCTTGTATGAAAGGATAAATAATGAAAAAAGCCAATTTTGTAAAAACAGCAATAATAAAAGTAGAACTTGAATATCCATTTCCAAGCAGATATACAGACAAACAAATAAAAGAGCTGATGGAAAACATGGAATTACCAGATGAATACAGAGAAAATAGTTACGAGTTTATTAAAATTATAAATGATTAGGGAGAAATAATGAAAAATGAATATCAAGAATTAAAAAGAATGCGTGATGACACCTCAAATAGCGTTTTTTTGCGTGAAATTGCCCTTTTAAGCGAGAAAAACGATGAACTAAGGGTAACGATAGCCAAGCTAAAAAAAGGCGGTGAAATTAGGGTGGAAAATGAAAGACTAAAATTGACAATTAAAAAATTAAATATCCAATTAAAAGATAGCGAAAATTACATTAATGAAATAATAAGAAAAGAAGGAGAGTGGGAAACTGGTTATCCTTCGTACAATAAAAGAAAAAGAGATTACATGTGTGTTAATTGTGGGGGAGGATTTTCCTATAAAGAAATGTTCTTTGATGATGGAAATGCTGATTTTTGTAAAGATTGTGAGCCAGAAAGGGATAGTAAATAATGAATTCAAGAGAGGATATACTTGCAGAGATAAACATGTTGAAGATAATGGTGTCTACTTTATGGGAAACACATTATGGGAAGATAGATGAGAAGGAATTCAGAGAATTCAAGGAAAAAATAATAAAGAAAATGAAAAAATAACTAACAATATATGTATATGTTTTATTATATTTATAATATACAGAATATGCATAATAAAGGGGATAAATATATGGAAGATAATAAGTCTTATTTAATTAATGGAATAGACAGAGATTTGTGGGTTAAATTTAAGATTAAATGTTTAAAAAGTGACCATAAAACTATAGCAGACTGCTTCAGATGGTTCATTAAAGAGTACTCACGAGGAAATGTATAGTGCTTGGAGTTAAAAGTCCTACGGATATTGAAGGAATATATAATTCTTACCTTGATGAGTTACAAGAGAAGAATAGAAGAGAGAGGTATGAAGGGAATGAATCATGGTATCATGCCTCTGGAGCAGGTTCTTGTTCAAGAAAGTTATATTTTGAATCAGTAGAACAAATTAAACCGACAAGCACTTTTGATGAGAGAACTAAGAGGCTATTACAACTAGGAAATTTAGTGCATGAAGATGTTCAGAAGTCTCTTACGCGGGCGCCTGTCATAGAGATACTTAATAGAGATACTAATAGAGATACTAATAAAGATACTACACTTATTCAAAAAGAAATTAATAATAAAGAAAAAGATATTGAATTTTTAGTTGAAGGTGAAGTTAAAATTGAAGAATTAAATGTTAGAGGATTCTATGATGTAGTTGCAAAGCATTCAAATAATGGTAAACAAATTTATTTGTATGATATTAAAACTTGTGGCGGTTGGGCATGGAAGATGAAATTTGGGAGAAGCAAAACCATTAATCCTAGTATTCATTATGAATTACAATTAGGGACATATGGGTATGCACTTAAAGAACAGTTCGGACAGTTAGATGGTATGTTTCTTTATTATTACAGTAAAGATGATTCTAAGATGAGATGCGTAGAGGTACCGCTCACTTATATATCAAGAGCATATCTCTTCTGGAAGAATATTAATGATGAACACAAACAAGGGTTACCACAGTTCAGAGTTGGAGTATCTCCAGTTCAAAAGTGGCAATGTAATTATTGTCAGTTTAAAGAACATTGTAACCCTCCAACATAAAAGGGGATAAAGTTATGATTTTTATAGATGCACAATCAGATAAAAAAGAAGTTGTAAAAATACTGTTAAGCGATAATAAATGGTATACATTACATAAAGAGAGTTACCTTACCATAGATGCTTTTGAAATTGGCTTTTATGATAGTGATTATGATAAACATTATGTTCAGTATGATGGAGGTAAAGGGTTTGAAGTATATTTGGAAGAAGGGTATCATTTAAAAGGTAAGATTTCTGAGATAAAAGCTTACATGACTAAATAAAAACAATAATTTTATGAAAATAAAAAACGAAAGGAGTGAATATGAGTAACACAAAACAAAGCACATTCATGAAACTCTATAAAACCGATGTAAGTAAATATACTGAGAAAAAAGGTCAGTTTAATTATTTATCTTGGGCCAATGCATGGGCATTACTTAAAAAAGCATGTCCAGATGCAAGATACGGAGTGACAAAGTCAGAGGATGGTTCTCCATTCTTTAAGACAGAGTGCGGTTATTTTGTTGATGTGTGGGTTGAGGCTGACGGTGTATCACTGTCACAAATTCATCCCGTACTTGACAATCGTAACCAACCGATAGAACAACCAAATGCGTTTCAGATAAATACAAGCATACAAAGAGCGTTAGCAAAAACCATAGCATTGCATGGATTGGGTTTATACATCTTTGCGGGTGAAGATTTACCTGAACCTAATGCTTTAACTCCAAAGGAGGCTGATGATTTATACTTGTTAGCAAAACCTTTAGGTGTTAAATTTGTTAATGACTTAAAATACAAAGTAAGCAATATGGAAATGAACGCACATAACTACGAAGCCTGCGTAGAAAAAATACAAAACATGATAAAAGAGAAAGGAAAATAACATGGCGACAGTAAACGATATGTTTAATGAAGTAACAAAAGAACAAAGTTTTTACGTAAAAGGAGCAGATAAAAAGAAGAACTTCACTCCCTTTGCACAAGGTGAATACTTTGGTCACATAACAGAGGTAGACTCAAGAGTACTTGATGTGAAAGGTGGACAGTATAAAGCAAGGCTGTTTACATACACAGTAACAGTAGCTCCTGAAAATAAAGAGAATGAGTTTCTTTATGAAGACATAACTGGGAAAATGGTAAAGACCAATGGGGAACCATATGTTGGCAAAACATTTAGAGGTAAATTATGGAGGTTTTTAGAGCCTGCTAAGGATGATACCTTTGAATCAAATACTAGCGGTAATAGCGGGTATTTAAGGTTTTGTGAGACAATTGGAGTTGAATGTCCTACTGAGGTAAGAACTATTGATGGCAGTGAGATTGAAGTTCAGATATTACCAACACTTTCTCCTGATATGATGCTTGGGCAGCCAATTGTTGCCTTTGTAGACAAAGGGAGAGAATTTACTAACAAAAAGGGAGAGAGAACATTCTTCTGGGATTGTAAGTTCTGTAAAAAGTGGGAAGGTGGAAATGTAAAGGACATAAGTTCTAGTGGTAGCGGAATACCGTTTTAACTTATAGAAGGAAGAGGAAATGGTATGGGCATATGAGTTTGTAATGTCAATGTTTAGAAATTACTTATATGCCTGTACTACTTTAATAATAAAAAGGAGAAACAATGGGTAGAGCAATAGACATGGAAAATGATATTTCAAAGATGAGGTTACAGATAGAAACACTACAAAATCAAGTTAGAGGAATGGTTTCTAAGTTAGATGAAGTAGATGAAATATTAACTGACTTAAAAGAAATTGAAGAAGAGTTATTAGAAGAAAAGGTCGAAGAAGATTTAGGGAGTGTAATTACAGGAGAATATGACAATGAAGACAAAGAAGAAAAAGCCGACAACGAAGGAGATGATACAAGTAGTGGAAAGTCTAATAAGAGAAGTTCAAGTTCTTCAAAAAAGACTAACAAATAACGAGTTTATAAACAGCTCTTATTATGAATATAAAAAAGAAACAGCAAAGTTTCAACAGTTTGTCAATAAAAAACTTGAAAAAATGTCTAAAGACAGAGATAGCAAGGGTGTATCTGACAAGTGATGGAAAACAATTCTTCAATGAATATTCAGCTGTAATACACGAATGTTCTTTAGAGGAAATAAGAATAAAAGAGAGGAGATGGAATAACATGAAAACAAAAATAGCAGAAATTGTATGTCAAATATTAAAAGAGAAACAGTGGGGTATCTTCTTTAAAAACGAGCCAATGCAATCGCTACCAGTTCAAGACAACACATCGCTTTATAAAATCAATGAAGTGAATGATGATGAGCTGATAGATGCTATTAAACTAGCAATGGAAGAAAGGATGAATGAATGGCAAAATCATCAGGCCGAAGAAGAGCAAAATCAGACAGACAAAGGATTATCGACTGGTACAAATCAGACCTTATTGGATACAGATTAAAAATAGGTGAATTAACGAAATACAATGTCTTGGTTACTGAAGAACTTATTCAAAGAACCGAAGATAGAGTAGCTGAGTTAGAAGAAAGAGAAAGAAAGTGGGAGCAAACGTTAGATGATATGGCTCCCTGGGATTAAAAGAAAGGATTCTTATGAAATGTTGGCACTGTAACCATGAAGTCATATGGGGTGGAGATTTTGATTACGAGGACTATGGAATGGAAGGAGATGGGATTGTTAGTAATTTAAGCTGTTCTAAATGTCCTGCTACGTATGAAATATGCTTACCAATATCAGATGAAAAAATAATAGAATCATTGATGAATAAAAAGAAGTAACTGAAAAATAGCGAGAAACATTAAATTGTTTCATAAAGGAGAAATAATATGGAGTTAAATCTACCATATGACAGCGAAACAGAAGATTGTATTCTGGGGGCTGTTATAAGTAATCCTGCGGAGTATGATTCCGTAAGTAAATACATAATGAACAACGATGTCTTCTACCAAGACAAAGCTAGGAAGCTATGGTATAAGATAGGGGAAATGAGAAAAGCTAAGTTAAAAATAGATACATTAACTATATGCTCTTCGTTAAATGCAAACGATACAAAAAAAGGTTTAACTGCCTACTACATCACTAAATGCACAAGCAGTTCTCCTGCAAATGGCATGGCTGAATATTATGCAAATCAAATATATGAAAAATATCTTCTTAGGAAGGTTATTGTTCATTCCGAAAAAATCAAAGAGAAAGCAAAAAACAACTATGCAGATGTTTATGATTCCATAGAAAAAGCTCACTCAATATTTGGAGAGATATTAAATATTAGGCCAAGCCAAGTCCAAGATATTGAAGAAGTAATATCAGAAACCTTAAAGAGCATAGAGAATAAGACTTCTAAGTTAATTAAAACTGGATACCCATCAATAGATAGATTCTCAGGAGGGTTAACCAGGGGAGAGATAACTATTATAGGAGGTAGGCCTGGTCACGGTAAAACAACTGTAATGATTAACATGCTATCTAAAGCTCTTGAGCAAGGACAAAGATGTATATTTTTTAGTCGTGAATTACCTAATTCTGAATTAATGAAAAAGATTATATGTTTAGAATCTGAGCAGTTATCATATGGTCATGTAAGAAAGAATGTATTTACAGACCAATCAATAGAAATAGTAAACAACACTATAGAAAAAATCAGAAATAAATATTCAAGTGACAAGTTTTTAATGTTTGATAATTTGAAAGATTTTTCATCATCATCAGCTGAAGCTAAAAGGTTTAAGCCTGATATAATATTTGATGATTACATACAACTTATATCTTGTAAAGGGGCGCATAGTGAAAGAAGATTACAGATTGAAAAACTTGTAAATGACTATAAGTGGTTAGCTAAAGGAAATGACTGCGTTGTTGTTTTAGCTTCGCAATTAAATAGATTCATTGAAAGAGGAGGGACAAGAGGAAAGGCTTTAATGCCTCAGCTATCAGACCTTGCAGAAAGTGGAGCAATTGAGCAGGTAGCAGAAAATGTTTTCTTTTCATACTATGATTACAAGGTACAAGGAGAAGCAGGTAAAGGTAAAAACATAATAACACTTATTGCATCTAAAGTAAGGTACGGTGATTCAGGTTTTGCTGACTTAGGATATGATGGTGACAAGTGTAAGGTTTATAATTCAATAGAGGAGATGGTAAATGAAGAACTTCCGTTCCGAAACTAAATATAAATACGTAGGAATAGACCCAGGGAAATCTGGAGGAATTGCTTGTATAGATGAAGATGGAGAAATTAAGGCATATAAATGTCCTGATTCAAGCGAAGATATGGCTTTATTATTTGAGGTAATTATAGGTAACACACCTTCAGATAATATAAGATTAGTAATGGAGAGAGTTTGGGCAAGACCAACCAATGCTGTAAGGGCCGCATTTTCATATGGCACAAACTATGGACAATGGCTTGGGATAGCAGCATCACATGAGGTTAAGATGAACACAGCTATTCCCGCAGAGTGGATTAGATGGATAGGTTGTCCAAAAGCTTTAAAGAGTGTAATAAGAAAGAGATGGTTAAAAGAAAAAGCTAAGGAATGTTATCCAGAGCTTAAAAAAATAACACTCAAAACATCAGATGCAATTCTGATAACTAAGTATGCAAAGGAGGAATACTTTGAGGATTAAAGAAAATGTTCAATGTAATTCTTGTAAAACAAATTATAAGGATTTTGAAAATAAACATATGCTATATCTCTGTTCTTCATGTATAGGTATAGCAGAGGGTAGGCTAGAGTGGTATGAAAATGTTTATGTAAGGGACATTGGTGATGAAGAATAAAACACCAAAATTCTTAAAGCCTAATAAATTAAGAAAGATAAAGAAGTATACTGACAATCCATCAGTGGAATTATCAGCAAGGAAAAAGTTAAACAAAGCTAAACAAAAAAGAAAAAGGCCAAAGACTTTATCAAAAATTGGTTTTGAATATAAAGATAGAAAGGATTATTGGAAATGAGTTATGATTACAAGAAAAAATCTACATTCCCTAAGATGGGGAATCAGATAATACCAAGCAATAAAAAGGAAGTAAAGTTACCAAAAATGAATAATTCTCAAGTACTTAAAGATTGGAGAGATAGTTGGTTCAAAGGTCACTATGAATCAAAACGATAAATTAACACTAATAATAATGTTATGGCTTCTTGATAAGCTAATACTTATAGCAATGTTCTTTGTCTTTGATTAAAATGATGGACATATATAAGTTTGCAGGTGAAGAAGCAATGATTAAGAAAGGGGATGATTGGATGCCATTAACAGAGGGGTATTGCAAAGGCTTTGATTTGGATTTAAAATTCGGTAAAATGGGTGAAGAGTTTGTAGCAGAAGTCTTTGAGGGTAATAGTAAAATAGAGGTAAAAACAGAAAGAGATATTTGGAAGACAACTGGCAATATAGCCATTGAAATTAGATGTAGTGGTAAGCCATCAGGTTTATCAACCACTGAGTCAAGCACGTGGATACATTTATTGGCTCATAATGGGCAAATAGAGGGCGGATTTTTGTTTAAAGTAGGTGAACTAAAGGATAAGATAAAAACCCTCCAAAAAAAGGGTAGTTTAAAAATGGTTATGGGTGGGGATAATAATGCAAGTCAAATGGTATTGCTACCAATAAAGGAATTGTTTTAATCAACGTAAACACTCCAGTAATTTTTCCATTTTCTATTCCTAATAATTCTATTGTAAGCTCTTTCTTTATATTTCCATTCACGTTCTAACTTTAAGGCCATAGATTTATTTGCAGGAGATAGATAGTTAAGAAATTCATTTCTTTTTGAGTCATATCTACCTTTTTTATCATCAGGAAGATTTATTGGATGCATATATCTAATGACAGCCTCAATAGATTCTTTAGCTTTTTTCTCTCTCATGCTTTTTGATTTAATGTTTTTATTTTCGTATTCATTTACAATGAAATTATATGCTGCGTAATAAGCCCTAGATATTTCTTTATCTGATTTTCCAAATAATATAGCTTCCTTTAATTTATAATAATAAGGCTGTCTGCTTGATACAAAATTTCCAGCATTTACTGTTCCATATCCCATTTTCTCATTAAACTTTCTTCTTAAAGTATTAACTCTTTTAGTATTAGTAACATAAGGATGATTAATATTATTAAATATTCTATCTGCTTGTCCCATTATAACTATAGATTGTAATGATAAATCTTTAACAGCTTGGTCAAAACCTTTACCATACCCCAAGACTTGAGACATTTCAGACCATATAGCTTTTGCATTTCTTAATAAAACAGGCTCCATGATAGGATTTGACAAACCTTTATCATATGGAGAAATTATTTCACCAAACATACCAAAAAATTCACCTTTCCATAGATAAGATATTGCTCTATCAATAGCAGGATTTTCTTCTTCAGGTGGTTGTTGTCCCATAAATTTATCATACATAGTAAATAATGCAGCACCTGTTAGCCCATGTCCTATGGCAGCTTTTAAAATAGGAGCAAAATTTCCGTTCTTCATAGGCTTAACATAGTTTTTATAACTATCAATAGTTACTGATGTTGCCATTCTTTGGAATAGAGTTAATGGTTTAATATATTTATTTGAAAAGAATAATGGAAGGTCAGAAACTCCCGTAGCTCCTGCTCCAGCTTTATGAGATTCAAAACCAACTCTTTGTAAAATCTTTTCATATCTTGCTGAACCAGATATATTTTTTCCTTCTGTAATAAATTTTATATCTCCATCAGTTAGTTTCCATGTCTCTTTAAACATACGTAATACTTCAGACTTTTTACCTTGAGGATGAAACATTGATTTAGTTCCTCTAGCAACATTTGTTAAGTCTGCAAAATGCATTCTACCAGCTTCAGCAAGTACAATTCTATTTAAATTTTCAGTCTGGGTCATTAAGTTTACATTATCAAACCACCATCTAATTTTAGGGTCTTGTTTACGTAGAAGCTCTTTTGTTCCATATCCAATTTCCCCTCTCCTCATAGCCTTTTCAAAAAGCTTAGGGTCTCTCATTGTTTTAACCCCATAACTCAAAGCTCTCATTGTATTACGAGTTCCATATATAGCAACACTACGTGGAATCTGTATTAGTACATTCTTTATACCAGCCATAGGTGATGATAATCCCATAACTGCAGAAATATTAGTAAGTTTCCCAATCGTTTCTAAGGCAGGATTCATTAAAATATCCCTATTACTAAAGTCTAATCCTAATTGTGCTTTAATTGTTTCTGCTGCATAAGCTCCCATTGTATTGTTTTTTGACATCAAATTTAATGTATTTAATTTTGCATCTGATTTTAATGAAAACCTTCCTTTTAATTCTGTAAACTCAGGGAAATGTTTAACTGTAGCTATATACTTAGCCATACCATTAACATAGGAACCCATGGTTCCATCTAAGCTTGTCTCATATGTTCTAATAAGTTCTTTTCCTCCATTAACATTAACCTCCATAAATTCAGGTAATTGAGCTCCTCTTTCCTTTAAAAACGCAGGTTTAACTTTATGTCCACCATACTCTATCATAGTTAATATTTCTTCTGCTATTAAGTTCTCAAGCTGCTTGCCTTTACCACGCATTAATTCTGCATACTCTAAAGGATTATTATTTTTAGTAATATTTAAAGATGAGGCAGCTCTTTGTAAATCCTCTTTTGTCAATCTAGCCATATTATCTTGAATAAGTTTTTCTATTTGAGGAGATTCTTTGCTTAAATGTTCTAAAGCTTTTCTTGTAACTCTTCTTGCAAAATATTGTTTTATAAACTTCTTATCTAGCGTTTCTTTTATTTGCTGAAATTCTTTATTGCCTTTAGTATTTATTGATATTTCTTTTATTAATGTTTTCCAATATCCGTCAGATAATCCTTTCCATAGCTCTCTTGCTTCATAATATTTTCCACCTTTTCCAAAGTTTACTATTGCATCTGCTGTACTTTTAAGCTCCGCTTTCCATGGATTTATTTCGTTTGGATTCATTAACTTATTATTCTTCCTTTTAGTTTCAAAATCCTTATGAAGTTTTTGAATATCCTTTAATGCTCCTTTTGCTAAATCACCATCAAGCATATGCATTTTATTATATAAAGTATCTTTATCTTTGCCAATTATTGTTTTAATTCTTTCTGTTACAACCTCACCTTCACCTTTAAGTATACTTCTTGTATAATCATGGTTGAGTAATTTTCTTGATATCATTCTTCCTGGTGCACCACCATATTTGTAAATAACATCAGCTGATGTAAGAAAAGCTCTTCCAAACATCCCGATACTAGGCATATTTTGTCCATCAAAACCTGCTACAGCATCTACAACATTATCAGTTCTAGGTTTAATTTCATTTCCTTTTATAACATAAGAGTTATAACTTTTTAGTTGTAAATCATTTGCTTTTTCAAATGAAACATTTAAAGCATCATTAAAAAATTCATTTCTTTGCTCTGCAGTAACTTGGTAACGTGTTTCAATATCAAGAACTTTTGCTTCATTTAATGATTGTTTTTTTGATACTCCTTGAACAGAATTACCTATTAATATATTTAATCTTTCTTGATACTTTTCTATAGAAGATACATCTAGCTTATCCCACTGTCTATCCCCTATTATATTTTCTCCTAATTCTCGTAATTCTTCTTTAGTATATTTATAGTCTTCCATTAATTGCTTTTCTACGTCTAATACATTGCCTTTTGCTTTTTTAACTAACTTTTTACCAACCTCAGTATCTGATGTGTGATATTTAATTTTAAGTCTTGATTTTAATGGCATAATATCTGTTGGTATTTTACCGCCTAATACTTTACCACCAACAATACTAACAAGCTCTTTTTGCATCTTAGCAACATCTCTCTTATTTGTAAGACCAAAATATTGTTTAAAGTGATTGAATGTTCTTGCTATCCAAGATTTCATTCTACCTATCATACCTTTAGGTAATTCTTTTGCAGTATATTTTCCTAATGCTTCAACAAATGCTTCCTCAGCAGCTTCTTCAATAGCTTTCTTCTTCTCTTTTTTTGTAAGTTCACTTACTTTTTTCTTATTTAATTTAGCATAATCACTAATGGCCTTCTTCTTGCTTATTTGAGTTTCAAACATCCTAATACCATCTTTGACAATCTTTTTACTAAAAGGGTCACCCATTGCTTTTAATACATCAACAACATGGTGAGATACCTCATGTGGAAGAGTATCAATTCTTGCTTTATTTTTAGCAATCTTAATAAGATGTCCTTGTATTTTGCCTAATACATATTCTCCTCTGTGCTTACCAAGAGATTTTTTAATAGCAACATGTAATCCAGGAAATTTCTTTTTAACCCATTTTACTTGGTCAACAAGCTCAGAGGCTTTAACTAAAGATTCAGCTGTTTTAGCTTCAGATAATAATTGATAGTCAGTTTTTTTACCTTCTGCTGAAAATTCTATTGCTGCATCTAGTGCTTTTTGAGTTGGAACAATTTCTCTAATACGAGGGCCAGTTTCTATCATATGTCGAATCATTGTTTCAACAGTAGCTTTATCAACATATTTTGTTTCATTCCCAACTTTATATTTTATAATATCAGAAGCTTGTTCTATTTTTTCTAATCCCTTTTTAATTTCATGAGGATAATACCCTGTTTGTCTAATATCTTTATTAAGAGTTTTCATGCTAACTTCTTTTCCAGAAGCATCATTATATTTACCTCTTTCAATATCAGTTATATATTGCTCAATGATTTTTGTAGTATATTTCCTTGGGCCACCTTTTGCTTCAATAGCCTCAGAATATGTTGCATCCATTTTTTTATTTGATTTATGACCAATAGAAAATTCATCAATAAGATAATATTCTGAAGTTCCTTTTCCAAATCTCTTTAAAGCCCATTGAATTAAAGAATATCTAGTAGCTCTAGCCTCACCTCCAGATGGCTGAACTCTTGACCCTAAAAACTTTTTTGTTATAGTATTCGCATCAGTATTAATTAAAGCTTCTCCTGATGTATCTGTATAAAGAAAATCTTTATGTCCAGGTCTATCATTTTCTTTTGACTTCATATCTAAGGCTTCAAGTTTCTCTGCTAATTCAGTTGTAATAGGCTTTATTTTAACATCTGTTTTAGTACCTGTTGTTAGCGTGTTATTTTTAACATCAATTTTAGTTGGGCTTAAATCAGCTTTCGTGCTTGTTAATCCTAGCATTTTAGAGCCTTTTGCTCTTGTTCTATATAATGTTCCTATATCTCCACCTGTTGTATATGTCATTCCCCCTGTAATTATACCAGGGTAATTAGCATTTAATTGAGTTAATGTTTTTATAACATTGCTAAGTCCTGATTTATAGCTCGCAGGATTTTCATTAACAAAATCCTCTATATCTTTTGCTTTTACTTCTAATAATGATTTTGGAGCTTTTTTATTTCTAGCTAAAAATCTGGAAAATTTATCAGCAATTTGTAAGTAAGACTTTGCATCTTCAATCGGTGTTTTTTGTCTTGACAATTCTCTTGATATGTATTTTAAAATATCTTTACTTTCATTATATGATATTTCTTGAGCTTTAGTAACATTTTCAATTACAAAATCTTCACCTTTTGTTTTTTTATGTATTTTATCATCTAATTTACTTTTTTCAATAGTGCTCTCAAATTCTAAAGTCTCTTTAGAAAGTTGTTTTTCATACTTTGTTTTTACTGTGCTTTTTTCAACTTCAAAAATTTTATCTTGAACTTTAGTTTCAAATACATCGATATTAGTTTTATCTGTTTTAAATTTATTTAATGCGGTTTTTTCTTGAGGTGCTTGGAAAATAACTCCAGGTTTTTGTTGTTTTTTAATTTCAAGTAAATTGTCAGCTCTATCTTGTATTGTTTGGAAATCAGAAACATCTTTAACTTCTCCTGTCTCTGATATTTTATCCTCAAGACCTTTACGTAAAGTTTTTCTTTGAGCTTCGCTAGCTGTATCCCAAGCTTCATTAAAAGATAGTTCTGCTTTGCTTTTAGCTTTATTACGGTCTTTATCAGACATTTTTTTATTCTCAGCTTTAACAGCATTAATGTTTTGTGATTTGTTTTTTAATTGAAACCAAGCCTCAGCTTGTTCTTTATATTCTTTTAGCTTACCTTCTCCTGCATCGGTCATTTGAGGATTATTCTTTTTAAAAGTCTCAATTCTTTTGAGCATAGCACCATAAGCAGTATTTATAACATCAGCAGTGTTTACTATACCTTCTGTACTTATTTGAAATGTTGGGTCATGATAAATGGTTTCTTTACCTACTACCTCATAACTACCATCAGATTTTTGTCTTAATATATCTACTTCAATTCCATCCTTATTATTAACATCCATCCTTGCAAGGTCTCTCTCAGCATCGTTGAATTTCTTTTCCCATTCTTTGCTTTCTTTTTTATTACTATTGGCTAATTTTAAAGACTCATTTTCCATTTTACTAAGAGCTTTTTTAGTTTCTTTCATGGATTTATCTTGAGCTACAGTGGAACCCTCTATATCCATTCCAGTATTTTCTTCAACTGATTTTATAGCATCATTTAACATTTCTGATTCTATTTTTTTATGATTACCTTCACCCTTCCAATATTCTTTTACTGCTTTTCTACCTTCACCCCAAAGATAATTTTGACCTTTATGCTGTATTTTTAATATTCCCATCATGCCAGCATTAGTAAAAAAACTTTTAGTTAAATCTCTCATTGAATAATCTTCATCCATTATAAGATTTTTAATTTCTGGTGCTGTAAATACCCCAGCTTCTGCAGCAACTTGTCCACCTTTACCTGTTCTCCAGAATCCTATTGATTTTTCCTCTGCAGGAGTTAGTGCACTTTTCTTCTTTTTATTCCATAATGCTGCGTTTTTAACATTAAGACTTGCTCCTACAGCTCCTGATATACCACCCATAATACCACCGTGCATCACTCCATGTCCAATACCTGCCCATATATCTTCATCATTGACAGCTGCAGACATACCACCTCTAACTCCTTCAAAGGTAGCTAGTGTTGCTGATTGAGCTATTGCTCCTGCTGATTTAGGTGCGTATTGAGATAATAAAGCTGAATAACCTCCACCTTTAGCTCCTATTATTTCTGCTACTGTAGCCTTAGCTGCAATTTTTCTTGCTGCTAATTGTTCTGCAGTTTCTTGTATACCTTTTTTTGCTCCAAGTCTTACTAAATTTTCTGTTGCAGCAGCTTTCATTCCAAATCCACCAAGAGATGTTAACCCTTTTCCAGCAATTCCACCAACAAACATTGAAGCAAAATCTAATGGCATAGAAAAAGATAATACAGCACTACCTATATCTGCTATCATTCCAGGATTATATCCATCTAAATTAAATCTTTGCTCTCCATTATACATTTGATAAGCAAGACCTGTAATTGAATTATTATATGCAGATTTAGCCCACTCAGAAGATTCATCATTAATACCCCAGTCTGTCCAATCAAACAATGAATTAACCATATCTGGATTGACTTTTCTTTCGTAGTATTTTTGACCTCTACTAGTAGGTTGTGATGATTGAGTCCCAGATACATTTAAGGACATTTTTGGTAAATTGGGGTCGTTTTCTTTTTGGAGTTTTGTATACAAAGACCTATCACTAAGGGTAGTGAAGTCAGGATTTTCTTCTCTTTTTCTTGCTAAATACTCGTAAACTGTCATTTACTTTAAATTCTTTTTTATTTTTGCAACCCTATTAGATTGTTCTTGTATTTTATTTTTATCTTCATCAAATCTATTCCTTAAAAACTCTTTAAATTTATATAATACTGTTGCACCTTCACTATAATCACCTGAGTCTTCTAATGCTAAATTCCAATCCATTTTTTTGGAAAATCCAGGTGTAAGTTTAAATTTACTCCATGTTCCTAAATCAAATTCTTCACGTGCAAACCATCTTTGATAAATTTCATTAATTTCATTTTGTAAACCAATCATTTCATTAGAATTTTTATCAACACCAGTATCTCTTAATGACCTGTATTTATTGACAAGTGTATTTTTTGTTTCAATATCGTCATTATATTTTTTTTCTATTTTTAATAAATCTGATGAAGTAAATTCTTTATTATCATGACCAAGTATATTTTTTAATTCAGGAATAGAAGAATCACTACCTTTCAATGCCTTTTTAAACCCAACACCGAATCCTAAGCCTCCAGACTTTTTAGGCCACATATGAAAATCATTTATTGTATTTCGACTTGGAGAAAATGTATTGCTTCCAACATTAGTTCTTTCTCCTCTTATTGGTTTATTCTCTAAATCTTTTATATTTTGATTTAATTTATCTATTTCATTGTTTAATTTCTTACCACCAGAAGCATAATCTCCTCCTTCTTTATATTTATCTTGTATATTACTTATTTCAAAATCCTTATCCAATACTTTGATATTTGAAGACGATAATTCTTTATTTAAATTTTCAGATACATTAAATTCAGGGTCTTCTAGTCTATTAGTAGTTCCACCTAACATACTAGGTACTCTACCTTGAGGAATATCTCTAATAGAAGCTGTCCAAGGTTGTTCTTCCATTGAAGATATATAAGAGCCACCATCATTTTTTATGAAAGATTGGTCTTTAACTTTTAATTTTTCTAATATTCCTTTTTGAGTTCCTTCAAGTGATGTTAAATATTGATATAATTCAGGGTCTTGTTTTCCTTTATCGTTTATGGTATTTACTATATCATTATTAGTAACAGTCCTATCGTCTCCATCCCAATTTGCGTTATCTTTCTTATATAGTGTAAAAGCAGCATCTATTCCTGGAGCTCCTCCTTGTGCTGAAAAAGCTTTGTCTAAATGGTCAGATATAATAGCTCCTTGATTTTCTAATGCATCCATTTCTGCCATTAAATTGTTTCTTTTATATTTCTTTATTTCTGCATCTTTTGCAATAAAGTTTTTGATTGGAGAATAAGATTTTTGCATAATAGCTGATTGGTAAGCTTCTCTTTCTTCATCATCAAAATAACCATCATCACTTAATGATTTCACAATAAACTGATAAGATTCGTCTAATTCTCCGAAATCTTTTATATGCATATTGTTTATTCTTCCTGAACCTGCATATTTTTTAACCATTAATTCTTGATATTCAGAGTACCCACCAATTTGTTTCTGTAGTTCATTCTTTAAATATCTTTTATAATCATCTCTTTTTCTTTCAAATCCTTTTACTCCTCCTAATGCTACAAGAGCTTCATCATTGTCTTTTATATATTGTGGATTATTTACTCCACCTTCATAATCTTCAGCTTTTGGCATATCAACACCGTGAGTTGTTTCTGTAGATTCTCCAGTATCTCTATTTATAGTAGATTCAGTCCATGAAAAATTCCAAGAGTCATCAGCAGAGCTATATTTGTCTGCTATATCCATCATATTTTGTCCGTAATCATGTCTTCTTTCAATATCAATATCAAAGTCATTGTTAGCTTTAATTTGGTCTGTATATTGATTTTTTACCATATTATGATATTCTATGTCTTGTGATGACATTCCAGAAGCATTGTTATCATAATAATTATTCATTCTTTGGAGGTCTCTTTCTAAAACATTATTATCGAAGGATTTAGTATTTTTAGCAAATTCATCATACATACCCATATATCTTCTGCTTTTTCTGTCTTGCATTTGGTTCATCTGATTAATTATTTGCATCATCTGATTGAACTGCTGCATTGGGTCTTTTTTTTCAAATCCTTTTATAGCCATATATATATCCTATGAATGTTTATTTTATCCTGATATTTCTGAAGCTTTGTCTCTCCAGGAATTTATAATATCAAGAATACTATTTGCACTTTCTGCTTGTTTTTCTTGTACTCCGCTTAGAGCTCCAGACATACCTTTTCCATAGACATCTCTAGCTCCTGATTGAAATTGATTAAATTGTCCACTGCCTGCAAAGTTCCCGCCTGCTTGATTTGCTTTTTTACCAGTGGATGATTGAAGTAATTTAGATAATAAGTCTTGAGATTGTGATTCTAAAAATCCACTATATTGCTTCCCCATCATTCCTTTTTGAAGCCCTTCGTCTATAGACTGAAACATTCCAGGATTTAAATCACCAATATTTAATCCAAATTTTTTGCTCATCTGTGCTTGTATTTCTTCTGGAGTAAGAGAACTTAAATCCCCATAGCCCATATTGCTTGTATTAAATCCAAATCCTTGCAACTCTTGCATAATACTATCCATTAAAGCCATTATAGATTACCTCCAAATTTTTGCATCAGGTTCATTATTTTCATCATTTCTTGATAATCCATACCTTTAAGTCCATCTTCAGAAAAATCACCTGTCATTTGCTTAAATGAGTCTTTACCTGATTTTATAAGATTTTTAAAAGGAGTTATATCTCCACCACGAGTAGTCTGTTGTGGCATACCGCCTAAGATTTTATCTTTACCAAAAACATCAAAATTTCCGCTCTTTTTAGGTAAGAATCCTTCACCTCTTGCAGTACCCTTAGGACTTAAATAATCTGTACTTATAGCACCCTTACCTGGAAGAGCATCAAAGTTCGAACTTTTTTCACCAAACATTTCAATACCTGACTTAGCACCTACTTTAGTTGAAGCATCAGTAGCTGCTTTTCCACCTGGAGCAAATCCTATATTTGTAGCTCCTTCTTTTACTACATCTCCAGGTTTAAACATATCATGTAGAAATCCTTCGCCCTTTTCAGCACCACCTGCTTTACTCATAGCAAAAGAACCTACACCAGACATTAAAGCACCACCAAGCATATCTCCTATAGACATTTGAGAATCATCGACTTCTTTCTTATATTCATCCATTCCTTCTGATAAAAAGGTCTTTCCCCATCTTCCAGAATCAACTCCACTCATTAATGATTTTGCTCCTTTTCTAGCTTGGCTTCCTTCTATTAATGCTTTTATACCGCCTGTTAATCCAGACCCTAATGGGCCAAGTCCCATTCCAACAATATCTAAAATCTTACCTAGTCCTCCGAATTTTTTTGATTTTTTTCTAGCCTTAGCTTGAGCTGCTTCAAGTTCAGCTTGAAATTTAGCTTGCATTTCCTTTTTTTGCTTGTTTGTGGCTGATAAACTCTTTTCTTCTCCTTGAGACTTTGCCATCATATCTTCAAGAAAACTCTTATTTACTCTTGCCATTCCATAAGAATCACCATAAGCCATAATATTCTCCTTTTAGTCTAAAATTTTACTATTAAATATATCACTTTTTTCACTCATATACAAATCACTAACTTCCATCATAAATTGTTGCAGGCAATGCTGTGGCTTTTATAATAAATGGATGGTGAGCAAGTCCATGTGTAGACCTTATTCCATATATGAGATATACAGCACTTGCATCACTTGATTTAAAGCCTATATGATAAGTCGTATCTGTTCCCGCAGTTAATCCTGTAACACACCATTTAAAAGTAACTATCTCATCATCTGATTCATCATCTGATAATACACCACTATAATCATATTCATATCCTACTCCTAGAGAATTATATGTAGCATTATCACTCAAACCTGCATATATAGTAACATCAGATGTACTTGTTCTATTAAACATCGCTGTTGCTTCAATTTCAACCTTACCACTTGGTGGTACTATAAATCTTACTTGGTGTGTAGAATCCTCAACTGTAAATGATGTTTGCAAAGCATGAGATTCTGTACTTGAAGAAGATGGTTGTAAGTGTGTATATCCAAGTATCATTCCTGCATAAGCAGAATCTGCAGCACTAAATTCAGTCCCATCTTTTTGAGCTATAAACTTTCCTTCTTTGGGATTTAATATTAAATCTCCATCAGGTTGTAATGTTAAATGTCCTACTATTGTGTCTGCATCTGTAGTTGATATAGTTGTTGCTCCTTCTGCTCCAATCCTTATAGTAAACATATCAGCAGCATTAGCATCATCATATATTATAAGTTGAGTTCCATCGCAATCAAATTTAAAGTGTGAAGCAGCACCATCGTTTACAGTTACTTGCCCACCATCTGTATTTAATTCAATTTCACCTGTTACATCTAGCGTAAAATCGCCAGAGGATACATCGTATTCACCATTAGTTATTGTAGTGCCACCTATCCTTAGCTTTTCTAATTTAAGGTCTTTAAGTGATGTTTTTTCTAATTTTTGTAAATCTTGCAATTTATTTGCTGCATGCCATCTATTCCCTGACTTAGTGCATAAATAGACTCCTCTACCTTTTGCAGATACAATAACTATATCTCCATCATTGCCAAAATCATTGGTAGGAAATCTTGATAAAATCTTATTTCTAGTTCCTTTGGAATGGAGAAGATTTGCCATTAACTTTTCTTAACTATCCTATACTCAATACTAATATCATTAACTTCAAAATCAAATGCTGCAGTGGCGCCTGTCATTTGTAATTGTATACTATTAATACCTTTTCCTTCACTTGGAGTATCTAATTTTAATTCAGCGATTTTCCATATTCCATCTGTTTCATCTAAAGTAGATGAGCCATAACATGTAGTAGCTGTTCCTTTAAATTTACTTGAAGCACTAAAATCCACTGTAAAGCTATTAGAACCATTAACAGCTGCTTTAACTGCAACTCCAGAATCAGTACCATCCCTTTTTACTTTATATGTTATATATACTGTGTATATATTTTTAGTAGATGATATAGAATCAAAAGTAATATCTTTAGTTGTAAAGTAAAACGGTTTAGTTGTTAAACTAAAATCACTATCTTCTATTGCATCATGGTTCCATTTTTTTATTTCATTAATATTATAGGATAGTCTTGCAGAATCATGGTGGTAATAAATCATATCCCCATTATTATCTGTTATAAAATTAGAAAAATTACCAGTTTCTCCAGTTTCTTGGTTAGATAGTGATGCATATAAAAGTGTCCAAGCTTTTGTACCAAAATGATATGTTGCCGCTGTTGGGTAATTAATTGCAGTAACTTTTTTATCTGAAAAACTAACAAGAATAGAATCTCTATCTTCTATATATCCAACTACATATTTTGAATCATTTAAAGCAGTATCTCCAGGGTTCCATTGATTATTGATATAAATAGAATAATAATTATTATTAGGAATTTTATTTTCAATTAAATTAGTTAATTCCTCTCCGTCATATAAATAGCATCCGTTTTTATTTGCCCAAACAACACCATTAGGAGTAGTTGCAACTGAACATTGTCCTTTAATTCCTATATCATGGAAAGTATCTTCTAAAAATTCATAATCATCAGATGT